TTCGCAATGTAGGCGTCATCTCTTTTGTTTTTGTTGGTGAATTGATCGATATAATCAGTCGCACCTTTTCTCAATTCCTTTTCAGACTTACCCTTGTTTGCAGGATACATCTTCATAATCTTCATAGTGTGATTGATCTTATCTTCACGACTTGCGTTCGGTCCAAGTTTGCCGGGTGCTTTTGCTTCATCAAGATCATTTTCCATCGCATTGCCATACATTTTTTTCTTCATGTTGCTGTATCTGTCAGAAGAATCTTTAGGCTTCTTATCTTTCTTGCGGTCAGCGTCAATCTCTGCTTGTGTAGGCTTTCTATACTTCTCTTCTACAGCATCCTCGTTTGCTCTCTTCATAAGGTCAGAAAGTTTCTTCAGAGTATGACGATCTTGTGGCTTGATGGCAGCCTTCTTTCTTTTGTTGCGAATGTCAGCCAGTGACTTTCCATAGGCAGCCGTGCTTTCACGCATGACATAACCACCCTTGATCTTGAAACCACCCTTCGTGAGGATGATTTGCATTCGGTCACGAACGTCTGTGTCTGCATTCTTAAAGAGCATATTCAACCCTTTACCTGCTTTGTCTTGAACAGAAACTGCGGAGTTCTTACCGATCTCACGCACGTAGGCCGCCGCTTTCTCAAAGTCTATCTTGTCTGGTCCACCATGCTTCTTGGCATAGTCTGAGAGTTCTTTTGATACCTTGAAGTAATCAATTGCTTCATCAAGTTCAATAGATTCGTTTCGCTTAGACTTCTGATAGGCGTTGTATTCCTTTCGTCGCTCGGCATCTTTCTTTTTCTCCGCGGGAGTCATCTGCGATACTGGTTTCTTACTTGTCTCTTGCATTGTATCCTCTACTGTCCAAACTACTTTTGACGATTTTTCTTTAGGAACATCCAGTTTAACTTTCTTTCCCATATGCTTCAATAGATCCATAATTCTTTTAAAGTTACCCTTTTCAACATACTGATTCGCCATAATCTTAGTCATGGGTTTGATGTCCTGTTGGCGGACTTTCAGTGCTGATTCTTTAAAACTTTTCATGTTCTATTTATACTATTCTTTATCTCGTTTTCTAAATGTCACGGTATCCTTCACATTAAACTTGACAGAGTTCATCTTGTCTTCTTTGCGAGTAGGTCTGGGAGGTAGTCCTCTGTTCTTTCTTACCGCTCTTGCCAGTCTTGCTTCGTCTAGCATTCTGTCAAATTTAATCTTGTCTTGCTGTTTCTCTTTATCGATCTTCATCTGAGTATTAGCCACTTGATCCTCTGGTATTTCACCCGGAGTTTTCTTCTTGGCTAACTGTGTAGATTTAGGATCACCCCATTCAGGTTGATCTTTGTACCATCCATCTGTCTTTTGAACTGACTCTAGCCACTGCCGAGAGACTCTGCCCTCATCTAATGCTACAATAACATAATTGGTACCCAGTCTGTGGACGTAACCTTCTTTCTGTGTAGATGTTATGATAACACGATCACCCTCATTGAACAGATCGCCGTTAACGTACTGCTCGCGAGTCTTGCTTACTGATTTGAGTTCAACGTGATTTCTGAACTGAGTAGTCTCTTTGAGTCCCATGCCCACACGAATATCATTGAATAATTTCTTGGCATCTTTGTTTGATACGTTCGCGGGTATACCTTGTGCAAATGTAGTAAAATCATTTGCGCCAGCATTGGCACGTTGCTTAGAGGCAGACATACCTTCTACGCCTTCAGCATCTGGATCACGATCACCCGCAGAGACAACACTGATCTTTTCAAAGTTATAGAAACCGTGTCTTGCTTTCTCGCCATTGTACTTGTTCAGCAAGGCATTGAACTCTGCAATTCTGTCTGAGCCAACAACCATGGTAATTCTGTTGAAGCCTTGATCGTACAGTGACACTGCAATCTCAAATACGTTTCTAATCTTCTTGTTGAGAATGACGTTTCGTCCATACTTGGGAAACATCTTTCTCACATGCTTGATCTTTTGATCGTAGTTTAAAGGATTCTTTTTGGGATCACTAGACTGAGACAGGTAAATTTTGTATGGATTTCTGCCTGCTTTTGTAGCAAGAGTCTGCATCAACTTACCATGACCAATCGTGGGAGGATTCATGCGACCAAAGGTAAAGTATACCTCTCGCGTTTCCTCTACCAAATACTGTTTAAAACTTAAAGACACAATTTATCTCACTTATTCACATTACTAGTTTGCTTGGCAACCCGCCGCTCTTTTTCAGTCTTTCGGACTACAGGCATTATCTTGCGAGCGATCTTCGCAATCTTGGGTTTCATCTTATCTAGTCGTTTCTCTATGCTTGCTCGGCGAGCCGCTGGTACGTCTTCTTTACCAGCGCCCTTAGTGAGTTTTTTAAACATTTGCATTCGTGCTTGTTTTTGTGCGCGTTTTTGAAGGCGAGCATTGTCCGCTGGCTTTTTAGCGGCTCTTCGTCTGCCCATAGCAATCTTGGCTTTGTTCTTCTTCATGGCACGACCGCGAGCGCGGCGCTGAGAGAATGTTAGTGCTTCGTCGGTGGTTTCTTCTGTCTCTTCGCCGATGCGACCACGATGCCGCTTGTGTGCGGCATACTTTATTAATTCGTCTTCGCCGGGCTTATAGTCCACGACGATAAAATCTTTGAAAGATAATGGCTTTGCCATCCTTAACCCCTCGTTGGTTTATCCCATCCCTTAACAATATCGGGTGAAAAGTTGTTGTATGAAAATTCCATACGATCAACAAGTTTCACTGCGTCACCACTCAACTTATCAATTGCAACATAACCTTCGGCACCTGTTACTTTATAACCTTTTCTGGTCTTAACAAAGGTGTCAACACTTTGCAATTGGTTAAGTTTATTTATAAGTTTCATTTTTGCAATTACAATTAATTTCTGTAATTCAAACATTTTTATTAGATTTGCTGTATTTTCGGGTGAAAAAAATGAGAGAAGTATATCTAATTTAGCCTGTTGTGCACTTTTTCCTTTGTCGGTTTTACGTGCATCTATTTCTTTCTTGTATTTCTTAGTGATCCACGCAACTAATTTTTTGGCATGAACTGTTGAGTTTCCTGGCATTTGTCCTGCTCGGACGAAGGTGTTGTTGAATGTTTCGATGTGTTGTGCGAGGTTTTGGTTTCCTTCCAGTGTTCGTAATGTCGACCCGCTAATAGAATTGAAAAGAACTCCAATTTGTGATAAAGTCGTTTGAACATCTGCGGTCTCCCTCTTAGTCATGGTTGCGTTAGTGACATCACGAAGGAATGCATCCTGCGACCATACAGCAGATGATTTATTCAGTGCTGATACATTTACACCAAACTTGGCTGACATAGATTCAAATGTTTTGCCTGTGTATGTGGTGTGCCACACAATACCCATCTTCGCTTTCTTAATAGTGGCTGCCTGTTCTACGGGCACAGCATAGACAATGGTGTTTGGATGAAAAGTAACATATTGTTTGCCGTCAATCTTCTTCGTCTTAAGTTCAGATGCATCAAACAGAAAGTCGCCTTGAATGACACCCTTGATACCGAGTGCGGGTAGGTGTTTGAGAGCAAGTTTTAATTTCTTATTAAGATCGCCGCTGGTGTCATCGTCTATATCAGCATCAGTCTTGTAGACTTTCGGGTTCTTATTGAAGATACCTTTCTTTGCAACAAAGAACTTACCATCACGAGGATCTGTTCCTGCGAACACTGCGGGTGCACCGTCCCACTTGACAGAAACAGAACCACCTGCACCACCGAGCATGTCACGCATGTCTCGCAGTGCAAAGATTGCTTGCCGTGTCCCATTGACACCACCATAGAGAACCTTATCCTCGATGTGAGTCATGTGAGTGTTCTTTTGCTCTGTTAATGTGTCTGAGAATGATAGCATTTATCGTGTCACCACCTTAACGTTTTTGTTTATTCGTGTAGCGCTGACTGCCAGTACACGAAGCCCAGGACGAATCTTGGAACCTTTTCTGCTTGAGTCGTTCCTAATGAGGAAGAAAATATCACTCTTACCTTTTAAATCAGACATCTTATCAATGATTTTGGTTACTTTTACCTCAAGTATATCACCATCTGAGGTCATTTGAAAGTCTGAACTGCGAAATGTTCTTACAACAACAAAGCCTGAACCAAGAAGATCACTACCAAATACCACTGCTTCCTTTTCTTTATTATTTGCTTTGATGCCAAGGTTAGGTGTCATTTTGAACACAGAACCCGCTTTCTTGATTTCTACTTCACCGTTGGCTTCTAACTTGTCAACGATTTTCTTTGCAACAGGTGCCCAGTAACTATCGGCAGATTCCCACATCTCGGCGTTGTCTTTCTTGATAGAGATAGGAATCTTTTTGCCACCCTTGATGACTAACCGAACGTCGGCTTTCTTTCTGTTGGTAGTATCACGACCCACTTCTTCAACATCAATGACGTTCTCATAGAGATAAGACTTTCGTCCGTCTGTGATTTTTACAGTCATAGGACCAGACTTGGTAAACATCTTGATATTATCAATCATGGTGTCTTCGTTGTCAAGACCCGCAGACTTCTTACCCTGTTTGGACGCTGGACGTGCTTTGATGGTGTATGAATCTACAACAACAGCACCAACTGAAGATGATCCTTTGTCGGGATCGTATTTGGCACCAAGATCTTTCATCTTGGCGGCGACATTCTCAAGAACCTTGACTCGGTTTTCGTCCGTGAGAATAGAGATAGTTCTACCGGAATCTCGTTTTAAAGACGTGTAGCCCATCTTTGCGAGACCCGCTTCTATGTCATCAAGGGTCATGGTGGACTCCATAAATTGTCTAAAACTAACAGTCATATTTCTATCTTAGTTAAGATTAATATGTTTATTTATACTGTTTAAAGGTTGTACTTGAACCAACCAGTAGCAATCCACTTCTCCTCTTTAAGATCTGGTGCCGCACGATGTACGTGGGTGTAACTTGCAGGCCAATAGACTAGAGTACCCGCGACAGGCTTAACACTATCAAAGAAACGAAACTCGGTTTTACCTCCCTCGTTTACAGTGTTCAGATAAATCATCCATACCATGAATCGGTCACTATATCCCTTGGCGTTGCCTTGCTCGGTGTGCCAATCACAGAATCCACCACCGGGATAAGCGACCTGAATCTTGTACTCATCTGCACGAGTATAATCAACCAGATTTTTACTTTCGTGGTATTTGCTCTTGTGATGGTGAATACATTTCTGAAGACTTCGCATTGCGGGTTCAAGTGAGCCAAATGCATCAGCGAAAATGCTGATATCTTTCCTGTTGTCAGTATTTACTTTTCTTATGGTGTTGTAGTAGGCATCGGTGGGTTGATCAGTAGCGTCAGGTAGTTTTGCTTTGCTCAATCT